GCCGTCACGCCGGCGTAGCTGGCCGCCACGGCCGCTCCCACCACGCAGTCGAGCCAGTGGTTGTCACGGCCTGGCAGCGTCCGCCACTCGTCTACGACACGGCCACGCGCCTCGGTGCGCACCGGGTACTCGGCGGCCAGGTGCTCGAGCAGCATGGCGTGGTCGCCGGCGTGAACCGTGAACGCCTGCGGGTCGGCGGCCGGCAGCTTCAGCCGCGCCGCAATCAGCGTCTTCCAGGCGTTGGTGTCGTAGAGCACATGGCGTTGCTTCTGAATCGTCGATGTCCGCCAGTTGCTGCCGACGCGCTCGCCGCGGTCAGGCCGCTTGTCCGACAAGGTCGAGCCGGACGCGCCGACGAACCGGCCGTGGCTCGGCAGCACGCGCGGGCCGTACGTCGACCGCCTGGCGAAGTCGCGGACCACGCCCTGGGTCTGTGCCCAGTTGGCGTCGACCATCACCTGTGAGATCCGCAGCACCGCGTCGTCGGTCTCGCGTGCGAACTCGCGGTCCAAGAGCATGGCGGCCACCTCCGCCAGCGCCTGGTTGGTGGCGGCCTCGAGGCTCGACAGCTTGGTCACGGTCTGCATGGTGCGGCGGATGTCACGCAGCGTGAAATACGTCCGGTTCTGCTCCGGCCACGTGCCGTAGGCCACGAGGTGCCCACGGAACTGGTGCCCCCATGCCACCACCGCCCAGTAGAGCGCCTTTTCCTGCACGTCGATGAATGCCGTCAGCGTGTCGAGCTGCCCGGGCACCACCCACCTGGCCACTTCGACGACGTTGCTCCGCACGTCCTCGCTGGTGATCGCGTTGGTCTGCGCCTCCTGACGCAGCGGCTGGTTTTGGTACTCGCTCGCGAACACGTCCGGGCCGTCGTCGATGAACGCGTTGTAGGCGTGCTGGATTGCGGACTGCTCCCGCTCCGGGTCGTAGCAGCTCTCCCACGACACCTGGCAGCCGGCGTCCATCGCGTCCCGGTGGTCGCGGTAGTACGCGTCGGCCTCGGCCCACGCGCGGGCCTGGTCCCCGGGCGTGTCCTTGTCGAACGTCACCCGCAGCTCGCGGTACCGGCCGAGCCAGTCGTCCTCGTGGCGGTCCGCCCACTGCTTGACCATGGCGATCCGCTCGCCCTGCCAAGCTGGGTACCTCTTCGTGTCGAGCAGCTGGTCGACCATGTCGTCGTGCTGGATGACCGTGGCGTTGACCACGCACGCGATGCTCGACCGGTGGCCGGCCAGCTTCATCACCGATTTGCTAAGGATCTCCAGCCGCTTGCTGCACTGCATCGGGCTGGCGGCGCTCTCGCGGGTCTGCGGGTCGTCGACGATGACGAAGTCGGGACGCAGCTGCGTGCCGTCGGGGCTCTTGTGCCGCAGGCCGAGGATCGACCCGGTGAGGCCGCGGGACATGACGATCGAGCCAGACGCCACCGAGCCAGGGATCGTGGGCATGACGATCGAGTCCGCCTGCCAGCGGATGTGCGTCTGCTCGCCTTGGTGCGTCTGGGAGTTGCACCGCTGCACCTTGCCCTCGAGCGCCCGGATCGCGTGACACACCTCCGGGAAGTCGTCGTGCAGTAGGTCGTTCTCGGCCAGCTCGAGCTTGACGCTGGCGATCGCCTTGGCTGCCAGTCCGCCTTCGCCGGCAAAGATCGCGCAGAACCGACGGTGCCCATACAGCGTCGCCCAGATGATCGCGTTCTCGCTGATCGTCGACTTGGCGAACCCGCGGTAGACCGCGTTCACAAACCTGCCGCCGCCGATGATGCAGCCTTGGATCCGCTCGATGACGCGTCGGTGGTCTGGGCTGAACGGAGTCAGGCCCGTCGACATCGGGAAGTACGTGATCAAAAAACGCTCGAGGTCGAGCCGGCAGGCGTCGCGGCGCGCGGGATCGACGACGCCCGGCACCTCGCCGATGTCGCTGCCAAGCCGGGTCCGCTCGCGGGACCGCTCGATGTCCTGGCGGCGCTTGGCGTCGGTGGCTGGTGGAGTTTGTGGCATTCGGGAGAGAGTCGACGAAAACGAGGATGCTCGCCGCTGGGTCGACCGCTGCTACTGGCCAGAAGGACCCGCCACATTGGCAGCGGCTTCCATGATGGCTTGACATACGTCAAGCAGCCTCGACGTTTCAATGATCACAACGCTGTCGTGGTTGTTGCGTCTGTGCCACACGATCGGCACCTTCTCACCGCACTCGTCACGCGACTGCTTGATCGCAGCGTAGAGATCGAGTCGCTCAGTGCGCTTGCACTCGACGTGTATGGGCACGCCCTCGAGCACAACGTCGGGCGAGTCCGGCCCGCCTTGGTACTGCACACCACGGCGTGCGGTCACACCGAGCAGGCTGGCCAGCTCGGCCGCACACTCGCGTTCACCTCGCTTGCCCTTCTGACGGCTCATGCGTCCCATGGTTGGCCTCCATGACGGACGTCATCCACGCTCGCACAGGGTGCAACAGCACGTGCCCGCTCTCCTCTCCGTACCGTGATCGCAGTGGCCCGCGTGGACCGACCTGGTGCGAGTTGATGGCGGCGAGCTTGGCGTGCGACCCTGACCCAACGAACAGCGGCCCGCCACTGTCGCCCGGGGCGATCATGTACTCGAGCGGCGACGACTTGGCCCGTGCCGAGCAGGTGACGATCGGCCCGTCGATCGAGTCGATCGTCTGGGTGCCGGCTCGCAGCCGGCCGTCTGCGATCTCGTAGCCCAGACCCATGGTGCCCGTCACGCCGTAGCCGGCGACGATGCAGGCCTCGCCGGGCGTAACCGTATCTGCGATCTCCGGGTACCAGGGCAGGGCACAGTCCTCGGTCGTCCGCAGGATCGCCAGGTCCTCGCTGGCCATGGCAAGCCGCTCCCAGCCAGGGTGCACGACGACTAGGTCGACGTCCCGGGACGTGTCGGCGAACGCCAGACGCACGTCGTCGCAGCCGGCCACCACGTGTGCCGCCGTCAGCGCCCATCGGCCGGCGATGACCACGGCCGTGGCCGTGTGCCGATGCCCCTCGGGGCTGCGGCAGCTGACCGCCGCCGTGTACGGCCGCATCTGCCGACCCAGCTCGAGGTACCTGGCATCCGGCACGCCATCGTCCCTGGTCCCAGCGACGGCTGGGTGCGTCAGGGCTAGCGCGAGGATCACGACCAGGGCTCGCATGCCCTGACCGTACCGGCGGCCGGCTGTCGTCGAGCGGGGCTGTGGTCAAGACGCCTCCCGACGTTTGGCGGCCAGCGCGGCCTCGGTGCGACGCACGGCGGCTTGGAACTCAGGGTCCAGTTGCCGCTTGGGCTGCTCGCAGGCCGCTCCACGCTCGGGCCTCGCGTCGTCGTACTGGCCGCCGAGCACCCGTCGCACGAAGCCGCTGCCGCAGAGCTGCACGAGGGTGGGCGGGGTTTTGAAATACCGGCACTTGGGCAGGTGGGCGATGGCCTGCACGGCCTCGTCCAGCCACCCGGGCTCCGCCAGCCGCTCCTCGAGGCCGTCCGGGGGCTGCGGGTGCTTCCACGGACGTCCCGGGCCGGCGTTCCACGCCGTCCGCAGCCGCTGCCAGCCGTCCTCGGTCTGCGCAGCCTCGCGCGGAGGAGGAGGAACTTCTTCTCTCCTCTCCTCTCCTCTGCGATGCGCGAGCGCCGGACCTTCCGATGCGCGCGCATCGGAAGGTCCGATGGGGCGTTTTCGGGCCGGATTCCGGTCCTCGTACGACCGTGCCCGGTCGGCTTGCTGGGCTCTCGACTTGGCCGCCTGGCTGAACCGGCGGTCCCATCCGGGGACAGCAACGGTAGCGGCCGTCTCGTCGATCTCCAGCCATCCGACGGCCGCCACGGCTCGCCAGAACGCATCGTCACCGCCGCACGTCCTGACAAGGCGTGGCAGCGTCATCCGAGCCACGCCGTCGTGGCAGTGCATCGAGGCCCAGCCCCACAGCTGCAGGAGGCGGAATACGACGACCTCGACCGGGTGGCCGGTCTCGTCGATCAGCTCCTGCACCTCCGGCTTGGCCGGCAGGGCTAGGTCGTAGGCGATCCATTCACCGGCCATCCATGGCCTCCTTTCTATTCCGCCCAGCCGCGTCGAAGCGGCACCGTGCCTATCACGAGGGCGGTTGCTTCGTCAGACCGCGGCCGGAATCTTGGCCTGGGCGTGGTACTTCAGGTCAGTGGTCGTGTCTCGCCTCCATGCGTTCCATGCGTGAAGGCACTTCACGTACATTTCGCGAGCGCTACACATGGTGCCGCGTGACGAAGATTTTCCGCCCGTTGCCATGCCGCCGTGGTTCACTGTCTTCGTCAAGAGAAAGCGATGCAGCACTCGGTCCGGCTTCTTTGGCGTCGTGCCAGTGCCGTCACGCACAGCCATCCAGAACTCGGAAGACGCCTTCCGGCTCTTCTTGAATGTGTCGTACATGGCTGCCACCACAGGACCACGCCACAGATGCCGTGAGCTGTCGTTATTGCTGCCCAGGGTTTCGTGCAACCAGGCCGCGAACACCTTCACGTCATCATCCAGAAGGCACTCGGCTCGCTCGGCGGCGGTCCGCTGCCGCGCGTTGTCTCCGTTTCGGCTGTACGAAACAGCCGTTACGCACAGGTTGATCAGCTTGGCAGGAATCAAACTAAGATCATCATCGACCGCAGCAAACGCCCTGTTGATGTCGTTTGTCGTGCGCACCTGAGTGCGGCTGTCGAATGTTGCGTACAGCCTGGCAACGTCGTCCAGGTCGTCGCAGTGGTAGTGCTCGATCGTAACGTAGAGCAGCTGCGGCAGTTGTTCGTACTCGGCAAACAAGTTGCTCGTGTGCTTGCCGTTGACGCGGTACGTCATCTGCGTCTCGTTGCAATGGACGGTCGCCCACTGAACCGGTCTGAACAGCCCGGCAGCAAGCATCTTTCGGTACGCCTCGACGCGTTTTGGATTCAGTGGCCTGTCGTGCGGCACGGGATCCATATCGCGGAACTTCATGGCCAAGGACTGCGTAACCTTCTCCGTCTTCGGCGTTCCCACCATTTCGTAACTCATTTCTGAACTCCTTATTCACCATCTCACCGCCCCACCACCGGCAACTCGCCGCTGGCCATGTCGTTGTTGGCGTCACCTGAACGCCGGCCCACACCGATACTCACACTCCCCATACGCCACCTCGCGCCCCGTCTTCTCGATGAGCCCAGCACGCCGCAGCTCGGGCAGCCGCTTGGACACCGCGGCCACCGTGATGCCGGCCCGCTGTGCGATCTCCGTCTGCCCAGCCGGCCCGGCCGCCAAGGCCTCGAGCACCAGGCGACGGTGACCGGCCACCGGCGCACGCTGGGCGGCCTTGTGCGACGTTGGCGGATCCATCCGCCTGGCCGCCGCGAACAGCGGCAGCACGGCCTCGGGCTCGCGGTAGTAGTCGCTCACGCCACCACCTCCGCCGCCTCTCGCAACTTGGCCGCCTGCTCAAGCAGCCTCCGGCCGATCTCCTCGATCTCGCCGGCCATTGCCGCCTCGGCATCGACGGCACGTGCGTGCCACTGCGGAGAGATCCGGTGCCTGGTCTCGCCGCACTCGACCCACTGACCGCACTCGGACACCCTCCCGGAGTAGGTGCTGACGAACACGCCGTCGCTGGTCACGCGATCCGCACGCCATCCCTTGTAGACCGTCATGCAATGCGTGCTCCGTCAGCTAGTGCCTTGCCCATGTACTGCAGCTGCACGACGCCGTCCCGCTGCACGAGTCGGTAGTGGTGCAGCTGCCCGCTCCACGGCATGTCCAGCCTGGCCGGGTACTGCTCACCACGCCTCGGCGTGTACGGCATCCCGTCCCACGGACCGCCGTAGAACTGGATGGTGCGCTCGTCGTCAAAAAGGGATGTCGTCGGCATCGGCCCGCTCCTGGAACTCCGCATGCGTCTTCGCAGCCGGCGTCCGGGCCGGCGCCCTCTTTGCCTTGGCCTCGGCCGGCAGCGGCTTCTGCGGGGACGCGTGCCACCTGGTGATGCGCTGGTACTCAGTGCCCGTGGCCTGCGCCACCTTGTTCTCGATGTCGACGGTCGCCACACGCCCGACCAGCGACTGCTCGTCCCAGTCCTCGCCGCGCTTGGGTGGCGACACGCCAGCCGCCCGGCAGACCGCCTCGAGCAGGCCACGCCACCGCAGGTTCACGATCGCCTCGACCGGGTAGTAGCCCGCCTTGCTCCACGTGACGACGAGCGACGTGCCCGTAGGGTTGTCGTCCGCGACCTTGAACTTGAGGTCCTTGATCTCCGCCTTGACGATGTCGCCCGTGTGCCGACCCGTCGGCACCTTCTGCGTGTGCCCGTGGTCCACGGCGGCTCGTGGCTCCTCGTCCCAGTTCCACCACTGATCGAAATTCATGACTTGATCTCCGGTTCGTGTGCCTTCCCGACCCTCACGCGGAGCGGCTCCAGCAGCTCGCGCACCTGATCCACAGCCTTCGTGCCCGAGATGCGGCGGACGTGCCACCGGCGCACCACCTCGGCCACCTGCTGCATCAGCTCCTCCGACTCGGCCCGCTTGGCGGTCCACGGCGGCACGTCATGCCACGCCATCGGTCACCTCCTGCGGCTCGATCGCGTCGTGCCGCTCCTTGACCAGTACTGTCAACGCCTCGCCCTGCTCGGCCGTCAGCTGGCCGTCGGACAGCAGTGCGTCGATGCGGTCGCCGATCTTGCCGAGCGTCCGCACGCTCTTGGCCTCGGCGATGTACTTGACGACCTGGTCGTACAGCTCGGTGTCGATCGGCTTGGCACCGGTGCCGGTGAACAGCGGGGCGAGCGCGTCGATCGTCATGGGCAGCTCTTCGCCCAGCCCGTACCGGTTCTTGGCGTCGTAGGCCGCCGCACGCTCGGCGTAGACGACGCGGTCCTTGCCGCCGATCGCCTTGCGCTTCCCGTCACTGCCCTCGATGAGCCGCATGCGGTAGTTGGCGAACAGCAGTGCGTCCGCCCATTCCTTGACGATGGGCGACACCTGCTTCGACAGCCGCAGCTCGTACCGGTCGTAGCCGTCCGTCTGGTCCGGTGGCGACGTCCGCTGCACCTTGGCGTGGGCCACGAGCAGCACGTGCAGCCCGGCGCGGTGCAGGTTGTCGAGGCCCTCGACGAACCGCCCCATATGCTCGGCCACCACCGTGTAGCCCTTGCCGAAGCCGTAGTCCTCGATGGACTTCTTGCCGTCCTGCTTGCAGACGAACTCGACCAGCGCCCGCTCCGCCCAGTCGATCGAGTCGATGACGATTGTCTGGTAGCCGTGCTTCTCGACGGCCAGCTCGGCCACCGCGCCCCGCAGGCTCGGCCAGTCCGGGCACGCGACACGGTCGACCTCGAGCTGCTTGGTGCCGTCCTCGGTGTCGAGAAACAGCGGCGTTGGAAACTGCGCCGCCAGCGTCGTTTTGCCGATTCCCTCGACGCCGTAGAGCACGCACCGCACGGGTGCAGCCTGCTTGCCTTTCACGATCTTCACTTCACGTCCTCCTCTTGAGTTGGTTCGTCCTCGTCCCACTGATCCATCGCGATCCTGTCGAACACCTCGCCGCGGAAGATGTCGATCCGGTTTGGCGCTCTGAACGCCAGGCGGACGACGTTGCCGCGGATCTCCTGCACCACGATCTCCATCCGTGCATACGGCACGACGACACGCTCGCCCTCTGCTCGACTGAGCACTAGCACGTAGCCCTCCTTAGCGCGGCCGGCCGCACTCCGTCACGACCGGCTCGCACACAAAACCATCCGTGATCAGGCCGGCGATCCGTCGCCGACCTCGCGTCCTTGCGTATCGCCTTGCACGAAGAGGCTCTCGCCACGCTCAGCGCGACGACACATCTCCTCGACCTTGTCTTGGGTGCCCGGCGCGGCCGTCGTCGGCTCGGCCGCGTCCATGGTCGCGCCGATCTCGTCGCGCACCTCGATCAGCTCGTCGATCGTCACCGTGAGCGCGTCGTAGAGCAGCGTCCGGTCGCCGCGAGCCGCGCGGGCCT